GTCAAGGAATGCTTGACTGCTGAAAAAGGAAACGCCTCCAGGAAGGGGTCTGGAGGCGTGAGGATTAGGTTTAGAACCCGGTTGGACGTTAGGAGTATACATCATGGATGAACGCCGAATAGCACTGTTATCGACTGAACTGGCCATCGCGAATATTGGCGTTCAGGAAGTCGGAGAGAATCGTGGCAAGGCAGTCGAAGCGTATCAAGCATCCTGCAAACCGCCTGTCCCTGCTGGATCTCCGTGGTGTGCGGCACACGTTCGCTTCCGCCACAAGCAAGCAGCCACACAGCTCGGCATCGTGTACGACGAGACTTTTCCTCGTTCTGCATATTGTCCAGACTGGTCGAGATGGTTCAAGGCAAACAGCCTGTGGTTACCTGTCCAGCACATCCGCGACGGTACGACCACGAAGCGTCCACGGCGTGGAGATCTCGCGCTGTTCTACTTCTCGGCACTGTCTCGCATCGCTCACATCGGCATCGTGACCAGAGTCGAGGAATGGGGCGTATACACAGTCGAGGGGAACACATCGCCTGAACCATCCGATGAACTATCAGTCGAGCGTGATGGTGATGGTCTGTACGCGAAAAAGCGGAACTGGCACGAGCTCGGCAAGTTTGGCGGCTTCGGCTTCGTGAATTTCTGACAAACCAAAAGACCACCCGAACTCATAGGCTTCGTCCTGCAAGCAGGGGCTATGCGACCCGGTGGTCTTCTGTTGGTGTTGTTACTTATTTGGTTTACCACTGTGGGAGGCAGTGGCAAATGATTTATACATCTAACGCCAGACGTGCACCACTTTTTGTTCGTGTGCTGGATTCTCTTCGATGCGATAGGAAACGATGCCATCGAGCGCAGGATGAATCATGATAATTGCGCCATCCTGATGTAGACGCTCGAGAATCTCGTGCTCGCTCGCTTTGAGCAACCACAGGAGTCCTTCAGGCTTCTCCGGAACGCGCTCGATCTCTTTATCCACTGCTGGTTTTCGTGCCATGTAAATACCTCCATACCAGTATGGTGCTATGACAATGCTTCCATCGTTATCGGCAGATGTTCGAGCATGATGTTCTGAATGCTCTGTGCGATATCGCGATGCTCGAGCTGCGTGTCTGCACCTGTTCGCAGCTGCACATAATGTATCCAGGAACGAATGGTCCCCGACATGTACATCGTGGTCGGAGTGCAAAGCGGAAGCACCATGCGAGCAGTCTCCGCAGCGATGCCGTGCGACATCAGATCACGATATACATCGGTGCAAAACTCGATGGCAGAACCGACCAAATACAGCGCGTCCTGTTGTTCTTTGGCCAGTTCTTCCACCTTTGGTAATGGGAGGCTAGATTGGCGATTGTGAGCGCCAGTGAGGCGCATTGCTGGGACCTCGATGTCTTCGACCACTGTCGCGTACCGCTGGGAAAACTCCTGGAACGAGAACGAACGATGTCGGAGAATCTGAGCTGCAATCGCACGCGTGGTTTTGATTTCGACGCACATCGATGCCTGCTCAAAGATGCTCCAGTGTCCGTGTCCGACACAATACCGAAGCAGTCGGGAGACATCCGGATTGTCCTGGTTCGATGGGTTCGAGACTCGAGCGCAATACCCAATGACCTTCTCGGCATCTGGTGTTATCCATACAAGCTTTGTCATTCGACTACCTCTCAATAATTAGATGCCATAACCATTTGCCAATCAGTACACCAATGCCTACTGCTGTAAGTTTCAATGTTGTCCTGGCACAATCATAAAGCCACTTTTTCCACGTCATTCGACTACCTCCCAATCATCTTGAAGGAAGTCGGTGTAAATTCTGTTGAATTCCGAATCAAGATCTCGTGGTTTATTCTTGTTGATTCGATTCCATCGATTCATCGTAAAAGCTTTTGTTGGACCGGCAGTTTCTGGAAACGAGTTCCATGCCGCTGAATAACAGATTGCCTCGTCTTTATCCCAGTTTTCTCTGCGAATCTTTTTGCCTTCTGTTAGTGCCTTAAGTGCTTCAATACCTGTCATTTGATACCTGCTAATCGTTGTTCTCGTTCTTCCAGTGCAACCTCGGCATACTGCATAATCTGCTCGATGTCGTAGGCGTCTGGAATGTCAAGCCATAGTGGTGTATTGCCTTCGATGTATACACCAACCTGCCAACCATCGGTCATGATGCGATCAGTAGGGAAGTCAAGCTTGTATGACATAAACAGGCTGTTCACGTATGCACGTATGGCCTGCATCCCTTGATCGTATCTGTACCAGAGAGCTTTGTTTTCCTGCACAGTGATGCAGTAGCCATGGCGCATGGCTTCAAAGGCGAGTTCAAATTTCATCCGTTAAGACCATACTTTCCTATTGCCCAGTCAGGTCGTGCAAGTTCGGTTTCGATGTGATTCGTGCGCTCCCATTGCGTCATCGATTCAATGTGCTTCCGAGCGTTCCATGTCCACGATGGCAAAACGACTCGCTTTTTGAACTCTGATTGCCATTCGTAATTGATGCGAATGTTAGGCTCCAGCCATCGATAAGCAGACGATATCAATCCGGATTCCATCATGGTGATGACCTGATCGCCGGTGTACATACGTGGACTTTGCGGTGGAATGTCTTTCTCGTGCAGCTGCTCCACGAATCGTTTGAGTGCAAACGCATCCTCATGCAGTTCCATCAAACTGCATGTCGTGACAGTGGTGTCCATCCAGTCAATATGGAATAGACATTTGACATTGAACAGGTGTGTCAGTCTATGCATGTAATCCTTGTATCCACCGATGAAAATCTCCGATGGATGCATTTCAGCTTTTATAGACACTCCACCCTCAAACTCGATGTTCATCGTTTGATATGGGATGTCTTTGTAGACATGACTACTTGGTTTGATGGTTGTGGTCTTATAACGTCGAATGTCATTCGCATCGTAGAAAAGCTCCTCCCCGACACGCTTCAGCGCATCGAGGAGAGTGCCTTCTACATCAATCATGACACGACCATTGCTCAGGAGCCATTGCCACTCATCGTCAATATAAGGCCTCATGCGTCAGAGTCCTCTTCTTCCATATTCCACGGTTCGGTGATTTCATCGTCTTCAAAAGGTTTAATCTCACCATTTCTCAGTTGCTCAGATACCATCATCAATGCTTGAGCACATTGCCACATGAGTTCAGACTCATCCATTTCAAGCCAATCTGGATGTAAGAAACTTCGTTTGTCTTGATATCGACCTGTACCGTTAAAGTATCCATATTCTTTTTCGTCGAATTCTTTTACACCCATCCATAACAAGTCAAACGCACCAAATGAAAACCTCATCGGATGTGTAAAGCTAAAGTTTTGACGAATAAAAGACTCTGGTTCAATCAAAATGCAAGCAGATTTGAAATCTCTTCCGTTTGAATAATTCTCTATCTCTGTGAGCTTATGCCGTGCTGCATCCCTGAATAAATCAGGGATGCTTGATGTTTCGCGAACTTCGTTTATGTAAGCCATTATTCTGTCGGTCCTTCCTCGCCCAGGACAAAGTGTGAGCCGTTGTGATAACCAGGTATCGGTTTGGCCTGTGGTGCAAGCTTGCGAAGCGTCGTGGTCTGTGGCGGTCCTGGCTTGATTTGTGGCCGTGCTTGTGGCTGTTGGCCTATCGCGCCATTGCCATCATCATCCTCGTCAGATGCCAGCGACAGGAGCGCACTGAGGCTGTAACGTCGACCATACGAGAGTGCGCTGCCGAATCCGTGGCTGGTCTGTTGCATCACAGGAACCTGCACGACACCAGCAATCCACTCACCTGAGCTGTGGATGACACGACTCTCGACGGTGATGCTGGTCGAATGCTCGCCATCGATGGTGTCAAGCACCGACTGCACGACGAAAAGGCCATGCTTCGCCATCACTGGCCTCACGACCTCCATGATGGCATCGAGCGAAGTGTATTTACTTCTGAACGCAGGATTCGTGGAATCCTTTACGATTGGCTTGATCTCGGCCTGTGCCTTGACCAGCGCTGGTGCAATCGCACCGATTGTTTCCGACATTGTCATACCAAACCTCCCAGATGTAATCCTGCCCGACTCAGCGCATTTCTAAACGATGAAATCCAGTTGATGTTCCGTCTGTCGATGATGGCGCCAGACTGTGTATAAGACCGCCAAATAGACACGTCATTGACCACGTGTGTAATTGCTTGTGCAATTGCTGGCCATTCGTCCTGGCGTGTTTCGTATGCATGGCGGAGACAGTCAAGCACATGTGCGAGTGCTTCGTACTTCGTGGTGCGAATCGAGCGTGCCCACTCAATCTGTTTCTCTGACCCGCTCAGCGCGACTGGTGTCGGCTGGAGAATCATCTGCGTGACCTTCCATGCGCGTTCGATTGCAAGTTTGTTCTCGCAACTAGCACAGATCTCGAGCGTCGAGGCCATCATGGCCATTTTGTAGCGCAGGTCAGCCTGTGAGAATCCGACCATGATGAAGGCGGTGTGTCCGCACTTCCACTTCAGGTCAATCCGTTCCTGGTTCATTGTCCTAATCCTTCCGATGTAGCGTCCAACTACACAAACATCCTAGCACGGGTTGACATAATGTGTCAACGTGTGGAATATTGAGGTCATGATTTACGGACATACACAAGTGGAAATCGCTGAGAAGCTCGGCATCCACAAATCAGCCGTCTGTCGGATGCTCTCCGGTGGACATGCTGTCAGGCAGTCGACCATCAAGCGCATCGCTGATGCCATCGGTCGGACTGAATACGAAGTCGCTCAGTGGATCCTGTGCAAACGCATGGGACAAACACTCCCCGAATAACAACAATAAGGAATAGGAAAACTCAAATGGACATCAAAGTAACCTGCATCGAATGCAACCGCCCGAACGCTGTGCCTTATGGTCGTGGTCATCGCATCTGCACAATCTGCTCCCAGCGTGAGCTCAAGCGTGAGCGCCGGAAGAAGACACAGCGACGCATCCAGACACTCGGAGGATTCGTCCTGGTCGTGATGGTTACATGGATGGCGTGTGCGATGGCTCACAGCTGGAACACGCCAAACAGCGCAGACCACAAAGCACATCAGGCGATGGCCGCTCGTGACTAAGCGCATCGACACATGGAGCCAATACCGCTCCAGTAGACTCGCCAGTGGTCAAGACCTCCTCCTTCCACAGGAGGAGTTTTTCTTAGGTCGCATGGTGCAGTCAGGGACCGAGCGAGACATCAAGCGTGCGACCGAAGAACTGATGACGTACAACCAGCGCCTGATCTCCATCATCGCGAAACGCTTCAAGGGCCGTGGATGCACTCACGAGGACATGATGACCGACGGAATGCTCGGACTTCACCACGCGATTCAGCGGTATGACCCGAACAAGGGCTATCGCTTCTCGACCTATGCCACGAACTGGATTCGGTCGAGGAGTCGAGAATCGTGGTCGCGAGATTCGACTACCATCGCACGTCATCGCGAAGATTACTCACATCCGCATCTCGCGCCAGGCATACGTCCTGAAACACGGTGAATCGCCATCGATGCCGGAACTGCTCGAGTGGATACAGTCGCGCATCGATGAGTTTCCGAAGTATCTCCGCCATCAGCTCAAAACTCTCGACGTCCAGTATCTGTCTGACATCACCTCGATGGAGCGTGTCGATATCAAGTCACTCGATGAACCGAACGCATACGGTCAGAGTTTCAGTGAGTACGTCGCCACCGATACTCCTCAGCCTGGTGATGCTCTCGACCGCGAAGCACTCTACGCGCAGCTGTACAAACTGATGGAACATCTGACGGACCGCGAGATGGCGTGCATCCGGCTGCGCTTCGGATTCGATGGTCTCATCGATGGACGCTCGCTCGAAGACGTCGGTCTCCTGGTCGGATATTCACGCGAGCGCATCAGGCAGATTCAGTCGAGGGCGCTCGAGAAACTTCGCGGACTGCCTGAAGCGGAAGTCCTCTTCGAGACTTTGGAAGGAATAGAACTTTGAACGAATCAGAACATCAGATTGCTTATTTCAACTGGTGCCGAGTGATGGGCGGACGACATCCACGCCTCGACACTATCCACGCCATTCCAAACGGTGGATACCGAAGCAAGGCGACTGCCGGTCGACTGAAGTCCGAAGGACTCAAGGCTGGCGTGTGGGACATCTTCATTCCAGTCCAGATGGGACAGCACTGTGGAATGTGGATCGAGATGAAGGCAGGCAAAAACAAACTCACGCCAGGACAAATCGCCTTCCGTGAGTCTGTCGGTGATGCTTACCTCTGGTTCGTTGCTTACTCGTGGGAGGAAGCAGTCGAAGCCACATGCCAGTATCTAGGCATCCAAAGCGGGATGAGCTGACAGATGCTGATTGATTTCGTCTGCGAGCTCGATGCCGTGAAGTTCACAGACGAGATACCAGATGGCTTTTTGTAGGTCGTCGGTCTTTTCCTCGCCATGTTTAGAACCTGCGCGGAGAAGGTATTTGAGAGCATTGCCACGCTTGAAGTCGAGGCCATACGCGTCGATTATCTCGATGGGCTGAATCGGTTGGTTACGGTAATGTGTTGGGACCTGCTTGGACATGCAGGCATTGTAAGGGGTAAAAATGAATAGAGTTTCACAGGCCGTGACATTTCTGTCATGGCTGTTCGAACCATATCCTGATGGCTTCGTCGAGATTCGATGTCTGAATCAAGGACGAAATCAGATGCGCTTTTATAAGCTTCCACGGACAGTCGACGACTGGACTGGAATCGGCGAGGCGTGCGTCCAATGGAGCGACGAAGGAAATGACGTGTACGTCGGTGTGCTTCCACGCTGGCGCAAAGGAGGAAGGGACAATGACGTCCATACTGCTGGTGTACTTTGGTGTGACATCGATGACCTTACTGGTTTGGACCAGACTGCAACGCTTGATAAAGTCACAGTCGCTGTCAGATCAGGCAAGGGACTCCACTGCTACCGAAGACTCAAAGTGGCTGGTATTGGGACTAAGCCAACAGAACAACGCGAGTTCGTGCAGCTGCTCGAGCGATGGATGCTGTCGCTCTCGAGTGCCGCAGACATCAAGTGTAAAAACCCGTCGCGAATATTACGAGTCCCTGGAACTCTAAACTGGAAGAATCGCGAGGCGCCACGATTGGTCGAACTCGCGAAGTTCCCCTCAGAAGCCTCCAGAATCGTCAAGGAGACACAAACCGCTCATCCATGGGGTGATGAGTGGTCGCGTCTGCTTATCGCTGCCAAAGCCGGAGACCTCCCGAAGCGCGAGCGGGGCAACTGGAGTTTGGGTCGATACAAGCACGGCGACTACCTGCTCTATTGCTTCAACCACGCTGTCATCGGTGTCGAACAGATGCGAGTCATGGGGATGGTTGACCATGCTCGAGATGTCAGTGTATTGTTGATGACTGCGCTGGACACGCAGGACTTTTCGGAATAGAGGATTAGATGGAAGAACTTTCACTAGACGATCTCCGGCTCATGGTGGCCGGAGACATGTCGACGCATGCTCGCGTCGTAGCTCACGGTGAGCATCACTGGGACAGACTGTTCCAGCCCCATCCAGCATCAGGTGGACCATTCGGTGGACGAAACAATGCGCTGGTCACACTGCTCGGATTCCTTCGCGCAAAGCGCTTCAGCATTGACCAGGCGAACGTATTCAGCACATGGTGGTCTGACACTTACTGTGAACCAGCACTCGAGCACGAGACCATCCTCGAGACGACTGGACGATTCTGGGTTCAATGGGCGCAGGGTAATGTCCCGGACGACCTTCCGGGCGGTGAGACCATCGCACCATGGGAGGTGTGGGACTGGACTCGAATGGAAGTCGAGGAGGGCAAACTCGGTGCTCAGTCCTGGCTGATTCCGAACATCCTCTCGACTGGTGGACTCCACTACCTGTCGTCACCTCCGGGCAGTGGAAAAACTTGGGTGATGTGCGATCTCATTCGTGCAGCTGTCTACGGTGACAAGTGGCTGAACGAGTTTGACATTCCGCAGACCAAAGTCCTGTACATCGATGAAGAGATGGGCGTCCAGAAGGTCCTACAACGCCTCAGGAAGCTCGGAATGCGCTCGGCTGAAGGAATGGGCTACCTCAACCGTGTCGGCATCAGATTCGACAATGTGCTCGATGTCGAACGAATCGTGAAACATTGTCAAGCGAACGACATCGGGCTGGTGATGATTGACTCCCTGGTGCGCGTTCATGGCCTCGATGAAAACGACAACAGTCAGATGCGTCGACTCTACGATTCGTTCAAGAAACTCCTGGACGTCGGCATCACTGTGCTCATCGCACACCACAACCGTAAGGGTGGCACCGATGGAACAGTCAAGCATGAAGGTATGCGAGGCGCTGCGGAGATTGTCGCAGCTGCTGACATGGCGTATTCGGTCGAGAAGCAGGCAAACGGGTTGTATCGCATGTACGTCACGAAGGGTCGTCTCATCAGTGACGAGGATGCGATCGATGTGACATTCGAGATCCGCGACGAGGAAGGGCTCACGA